TGGAAGCCTTCGATACCTCTGTATGCGCTGTCGGCTCTGCCGTTTGTTCCGATGTATCCGCTTCCGCCGTTGAGTTCATCGCATGAGCCGTTAAGCGGTGCGACATTCCACATCATATTACCGACTGCGATTGAAGCGACAGGGTCGCCATCGAAAGTGATTACCGAGATGTCTGCATCGTCCTCACGAGCCGTGATTGCTGTGATTGTTCTCGGTGTCGAGGTCTTGTTGTTACTGCCCTGACTTGTTCCGATTTCGATTCGTTCTCCGACTCTGTATTTATTTGCGTTGGTTGTCGAAGTTACAAATTCGTTTGTGTTCTCTCCGGCTTCAACTGCGAGATGTGTCGCTGTGTAGTTCAGCGAACTTACACCGCTTCCGAGTTTTGCCTGCGAATGAGTGCTTGCATATTCTACCATGTAGAGCATCTGCAATGCGTTAACGCAGGCGATGTCCTCAATGCTCCAGCCGGTCCCTTTGTTCCTTGCTCTCGTTCTGAAAGTTGCACGGGTTGTTCTTACTGAAGGCTGAACGCCTGAAATGCTTCGAAGGATTTTTGTTGTGCCATCCTCGAGTGTTTCAACGCTTGCGTTGTATGCCGAGTGGAACACTGCGCTGACTTCCTTGCCGTCATCCATGAATACTGGGTGAAGTTCGTATCCGGGAAGTTTCACGGCACAAATCCACCATTCTTCATATCCTTCGGCGGTCTTTTCTCTCTTGTAGTAGAACTTCGGTATCTGTACCATTACATCGCCGTTTGTTCCGTCCCTTGTGAACGAAGGCTCGCCTGCGTATGCGAGGATGTTGCCCTCTGCATCCAAGTTGCACAATCTCATTTCACTCCACGGATAGATGTTGTCGAAGTCGTTCTGAACCGTGCTGACAACTCCGAGTTGTGCGTTGGCTACCAAGCCGACCGCATCGCCGAGTCTTTCGCAGACGGTAGAGGATGTTCCTTTCCATCTCACGCCGTATTCTTTGACGGTCTGTCCGTATAAGAATTCGTTCGGGATTTTGCCTGTGGAGTCAAGCGGTGCATATCCGTCCGGCACACCTTTGTTTTCGGACTTCTCACGACTCTCGATGCTTTCCTGAACATCTGCGGAGAGTTTCTCGTTGCTGACCGCTCCGTCATTGATTTTTGCTCTTGTAACGGCATTGTCTTTGATTTTTGCGGTTTCGACTGCACCTGTTGCGATTTTTTCGGCAGTTACCGAACTGTTCGCCATCTTAGTTGTGCCGACTGCACCTGTTCCGAGTTTCTCCGTGGTTACTGCACCTGTTCCGAGTTTCTCCGTGGTTACTGCACCTGTTCCGAGTTTGCTGTTAACGACTGCACCGTCTGCGATCTTGTCGGTTGTTACTGCACCGTCTGCAAGTTTCTCTTTTGTTACCGAGCCGTCAGGGTGGTCGAGGGTTTCGTTCGATATGTGAAGTTCAAAGTCTGCATTTGATGCCTGCTTCACATTGTCAACATTTCCGAGACCGACCTGTGCTTTTGTCGTTCCGTGTGGGTTTGACTTGTTGTCTGCGTGTGCTTGGTGTGCATCAAGTTCTGCGGTGAGTTCGTCATCGAGTTTACTTTTTCCGACCGCTTTGTCGGCGATTTTGGGGTTTGTTACCGACTCATCGGGGTGGTCGAGGACGATTGCGTTTTTGTGGTTTGAAAGGTCACCGCTCCCTGCCTTGTCGTTCCACGCATTTTTCTCATCCTGTGTTACATGGAGAATACTGGGGTCTGTGTTTGTTTGGTGTTCATCGAACTCTTCAAAACTCACCAGACCGATATCATTTTCCTGAATTGCCATTTGTTATCACTCTCCTTCATAAAGTCTTGCATACGGTCTGCCGTCCGTATCAAATATGAGGGTTGCGTTTCCGTCATTGGTGGAGCGGTAGTAGACTCTCTTGGTTACTTCATCAATATAAAGGTTCTGCAGAACCTCTTTAATTGAGAGTCCGTCCCAAGTGTAAACGGAAGCTGCATCCCATGTTCCTACAAATTCGTAGATATCGTCCCAAGTTCGATATGTAAAAATATAATTTACATAAAGGTGCGCTGGGATGACATCTTCGACTGCTTTTTCGATGTCGCTCATCGTACCGGGGATGCCTTTTCGAGTTACGAATTTGATGTCAACCGTGAACTCGTTCGAGTGTTCCTCGATGGTTACGATGCCGTCTATGTAGGTTTTTACGACATTGATTAGTGTTTTCTTGGTAATGGTTTTAAGTCCACGGAGTTTTGCAAGAATACGGCTTCGGCGTACCTCGTAGCTTTCCGTGTGGTTCGTTTCGATGCAGAGGTCTGCTTCGTACCTGTCGAGAGCGGTGGTCGCCTCCGATATAATCATCTGCTTTTCCGTGTCCTCAACCTTTGCGACAATTCGAGCCAGTTCGTTTTCGTGCGGCAGAAGTATCGCAGCCATTACCGCCGATTTGTTGTAATATTTCGGTAGGTGCTTTATAAGGTTACTCAACTGTCACCACCCCCAAGGTTGGCACTTCGTCCTCTGCGATATCGATGTTTGAAGTTCCGCCGTTGATAGTCAGGTTTTCGTAGTCGATGATTCCGTTGATTCCGAGAATGCTTCGTCCGATATGGGCGAGAGAAACGGAGTCTTGCTCGAATGCGATGTCCTTCAGGTAGGCGGTGATTTCTTTTTCGATTTGTTCCTGAACTGCAGAGACTGTGTAACCTTTTTGAAGGTCAAGTGTGACCTCGACACTTATCGGCAGGGGTGTAGCACTCATTACCGTGATTGTTGGGCCGACAGGGCGTTCTTCCTCGATGTGTTCGGATACCGCATCGATAAGGTCTTGCTCAGCTTCTTCTCTGTCTTGATTTATGATTAAAACCTTTACTGTGCCGGGACCGTTCCATTTTGGGATGCACCTTGCAGCTCCGACACCGCTGACTTCCATTGCCCATGACTCGTAGTGGTACTTATTTCCGCTTGTCGGCGGTTTCTTTGCAAGTTCATAGTATCGCTCTTTGGCTTCGTCCTCGGTTTCGGCATTGTATCCGCCTGTGAAGGCTTCGTTGTTTACTACAGAGGTGAAGCCTGCGGAAGTTGGGAAGGCTTTGATTGCTCCGGCAGGGACATTTCCAGCAGAGCCGGGGGTGTCGCAAATTGCCGCAACATCGACTGTTCCTGTTTCTCCGATTGTGCCTTTTGTTGTGACCGTGAAGAATAATTTATCGGACATTACTTTCGTGCCTGCATTGACGATGTCGCCGGGGTTGCCACCGATTGTAACCGTACCCTTTGCATAGGTTGCAGTTTTCATTTCGATTGCTACCTCCCGGAGTTTCTCTTTGAGGTCATCGCCTGTTGCTGTTTTCACGAATGCCCTGTCAGCGATTTTTTCAATTCGAGCATATATTTTTTCGTCCTCGATTGCTCTCGGTTTTTGCGTGTCGTACATAAACGAGCCGACTGTTTTGTCGTACTTGTCATCCACATCCGACAAAAGCCTTTCGAGAATTTGTTCTTTTGTATCAGCCACCGTATATCACCTCCTGTGTAAGAATTCCGTTTGTTGTGGTGATTATGTCGGCTTTGATGATGAGTTTGTCGTTGCCTGTGTATTCACATTCAAAAGAGGCGAGTCCTACAATCTGTTCGTTCTGTAGAAGTGCTTCCTCGAGTTCACGGCGGAGTTCTGATTCCACGAAGTCCATTGTGTATCGTGTTCCGATTGTCAAGTCCTCGATGATGACTCCGTATACCGTATCATCGTACACTCGGTATCGATTCTTCTCGGTTCTGCAGATTTTCTGCACCCATATCTCTATGGCTTCATCGCCTGTGCATTGTTTGACCTTGCCATCTTCAACGACAAAATCCCCAGCTTCAAAGTCGAAAACAAAGGATATTTTGCCTGTGTGTCCGGCGGTGCTTTTTGTGTCTGCGTTCGCATTGAGTCCTGATGTTACTGGAAACATTTAAACCACCACCCCCGAAACAATGAATTTTTGAAAGTCCGAATACGGAAGAAGAACGACCTCTTTGTTAAGGTGTATGTATCGTCCGTATGCA